ACTTTGCAGATATACGCAGCTACATAGCCACTGCTAAAAAACAAGGTATATCCATTATGCAAGCCCTCTCTGCTGCTATTCAAGGAGCGCCAATGAACTTAACAGGCTGAATAGTTACAAAGACTTTTAAAGCTTTATTTGCACCTTTCACAAAAATCTTACAGTTTACCGATGGCTTAATTCCCTAAATATAGCCCTAGACAGATCACCACGAAAGTGGTGACTGTAAGATTGTGAAGGTTGGCGCTTGATCAATCCCGTCCGGGGTTTTCTTTTTAATTTACCTCATCTTTCTCTGGCTAAGCTACTAACCCGACAAAAGAACGATTAAACTTAAAGTTGTGCCCTTGTATATTTAGAATATACACCTATATTGTAGTAATATAAAACCCTGTAACGATGGCTAAAGCTGCTGCTAAAAAAACAAAAACACCGACAGACAAGGACTTTATTTTTTTCGGCTTTAATATAAAGCTGATTTCGAACGAAAGACAGGGAACGTTCGCTTACACAGAAATTATTCGAGATATGTTCACTAAAGACATTTACGCACTTGTCGGAAGCGACAAGGCAATGCTTCTACGAAACCAGTTTTCTCAAACCGTCATATGGAAAGAGCAAGAATATGAAGTGATTTACGGTAAAATTACAAGATATACAACTTTAGAGGGTGCGAACTGGTATAACAAAACGAAAAGAGACTATCAAACTTATGAAGTACCTTTAGATATATTCCCAAGCGGCTTTGAAACCGATTATTATTTTATTCCTGCTGCTCATCGTTTTTTTATAAGAAAAAGCCCTAAAGTGAGTTTTGTGGCTACGGAAAGATTTTTAAACTTAGCAATAAAACAAGTAATAACACCGAAAGAAGATTTTCGAGTAAATATTATAAAATCTCAGGACGTTATTGATAAAATCATTGACTCAAAAGAACTTCGTTCGCTAATTGTACATGTTACTTATACAAACGATGATATTGGTGAAGATGCAGAACAATGGGCGGACGAGTTACTTAAAGATGGCCAAATAGGCCGTATTGATGCTACTTTCAAACCCGATCAGAACGGCACTTTAGAAACCAATAACAAACTAATACGCGGCCTGCTGGAAATTTCGAAGGAGAACGGTACAGCAGAGGCGAGAATTATTAACCAAAACGGAAGAAAAGAAACAGTTATAACAGAAAGTCATGCTGAAAAAATAATAGTTAAAACTAACAATGAAGGGACTATTTTACAGGTATTGTTTTCTCAAATGATGAAATTGTATGGTGATGAATGATGATGAAAAAAGATTAAAGGCGCTTCATGTTTTTGGTTTAAAAGGGATCATCAACGTCTTGAAGAAAAAAGGAACTTTTAAAAAATGGCCATTAAAGACAGCATCGTTTACGAGTGTTGCCCTGGCCGTTTTAATCGCCTTTTTTTTGACGGATAAAGCATTTGAAATATTAAAAAATACGGCGGACATTATAATGTCTTTCTTTCCCAACCTACTTGGTTTTTCGTTAGGTGGTTATGCATTAGTAGTAGGATTTGGTAATACTGCTTTAATAAAAAGCGCAACCAAGACTGATAAACACAGCACATACCAGATTCTTAATGCAATCTTTTCATTAAGCATTTTTATGCAAGTGTTTACCACTATCATATGCTTTATAACGGTATGGTTAATAAAGATTGACGTTACAAGTTTAACAGGTCTGTATATCAAACCTTTAGCCGATTTGATTAATGCTGTAGTTTTCTTTCTCTTAGTGTTTGGCTCGCTTTACTCCATATTACTAACACCTTATGTTATAACAAATCTCTTTACATTCAGCCAAATGAACAATCTCTTCTTAACAGTTGAAAAAATAAGAGATGACAAAGGAAAATTACCGGTTAAAGAGGTCGAAGAGCCAAATTCTTAACTTCATTATATTATAAAAACAAACCAACTCAATAGAAGCGGTCATTGTTTGTTTAGCTACGTCGAGGTACCGTTTGGTTTATTTTTACTTAAAATGAAAAATGCCACCCATCGCTTTTATTTATCCAAATTCCCCCTGTTGCATCTGTTTGGAAAACCATTAGACCAATAGCAGGCGTATTTATAGCCATTCTTTGAGCCTCAAACATTCAATTGACTAGAAAGAAAACCCTTATCTGTTGCATCCATTGAAATTTGAGCCGTTGGGACATCTGTAGCACCCAAAGACAAGCGGGAAAGGATAATAACTTTATCTGTATTGCCGTCAACTGTCAGTTGGTCTTTATTATAGCCAATCTTAGTTACTTTGTTTACTTTATTTCTCAAATTGTAGACAAACAGCATTGAATAGCTTCCATAATTAACCAGCCTATTCATTAATCTTAGCACTATAACCACTTGCATAACCATAACCATGAGCAAAGCTTGCAGAGCCCCATTGCTGAATGTTTGATTTTATAAAATAAAAAAACCGGACGTTTTTCAACGTCTGGCTTTTGAAAGTGCTATTACTCATAACACTTTCACTGAATAACTAAAGAACTTAAAGTTTGCTTATTCCCCTTAAGTTTTTCACTATGTCCAATTACAAAAATCCTCTAGCGAAGGGCTTTCATAATTGTTTTAGTCAACACTAAACCGATCTTTTTAGTCAACCATGGACTACTTCCTAAAATTTGCCGTTGCGGCATATTGATAGTTCTTTTTTTGAACGTGAAACCCTGTCCTGCTGTAGTGCCCCTTTTAAACAATCCCTTGTTAGTGCCTTTTTGATACCTGTTGCGTTTGAATGTGTCTGATCTCGCCGCCTGGTGAATAGTGCCGCCCTCGTTGTGTATTTTGGCATAAGGCACATCGGACCCAACTGCCACCATAGTGCTACTACGTTGTGTTACTCTTATGCTTCGCTTTAGTCGACCTGACTGAACCAGTATTGCCCTGCCTTTATCCTTTTTGTGTTTTGAGGCACGTTTCTTCCAGGGCTTTATACTATTGCCCCGCCAGTTACTAAACCTGAAACGGTCTTTTGCAAAATTCACCACCTCGTTACCCGCTAATATGGGCAGTGTCGGCATTACCCGGCGAAGCTTTGATTCCATTTCCTTTATTGATACACTAATACTCATAAATATTTTTTTAAGGCAGACGAACGATTTTTATCGATATAATACTGCTTAATTATCCTGTTCCTAAACTTGAACCAACCCCTATTACTTGTCTGCCACCAGAAGTTGAAAACTGCGTTTCAACACTTTCTACGAAAAAAGTTCCTTTTCTATCACTGTATTCATTATCATTTATAATTACCGACATTCCCGGTTCAATCAACGGTTCCAAAAAAGTTGTCACCTTCCCTTCATATCCCGAATTGACAAGCTTGCTTTTTAGTGCGCCCGCCAATTGTGGAAATGACTTTTCGTCTAAATGGTTGACTTTATAAACCTTTATATTACCATCCTTTTGACCGTGTTCCACCTTTTTATAGTGGCCTGTCAATTCACGTTTTTGCAAAACAATCTTCACGTTTGCGTTTTCTTTATTATCACTATACTTCAACTCATTATCTTTTATAACGTTCCATCCTAAAAGCAGGTTAACAGACTTCTTTATTTCCATTTCTCTTAAACCTGCATAAAGCACCTCTCCATTAAAGTAAACCGTTAACAAGCATTTATTCTTTAGGTATTTCAGCACATCAATACCGGAAAAATTTTTAAAGACAATTTTATGTAAAACAATGTCTGGTATTTCATCGCTAAGTTTTATGGGTGTCCCAAACACAAGATCAGCAAGCAGTTGCCTGACCGTAGTAGTTAGATAACTTTTGCAATAATTCTTTATACTGACTAATAAATAACTATAACCTTCACATTCAATTTCTAGTGGTGTTTTATAGTTTATCCTTCTAATAAACCCCTTGAATCTGACCTTGTTTTCGTTATTATATCCTGCCTCAATTATAACTGGTTGACCTTCTAACAATTTTTGTGTCAGAGGTTCTACGTGTATGTAATGGTTAGCCCTTACGGACTTTAAAACGGTTTTCGCGGGAATTTTTATAGTTGCTGTATCGCAGAAATCACAAACACTTTTCCTAATGGTGAAACCGTTAGCTTTAAACGGCTTTATTTTGTCGATCTTGATGTTAAGGCACATTTCAAACATATAATTGCTTTTAACTATTTAGACTACACTGCATATTCTTTACCAAATTGATTCCTGAAAACTTCTTTAAATCTATTAATGTCTCGTTCTCTCAACTCTAAAAGAATGTCTTTCGCGTGTAATTCATTCCATTCCATTGCACTTATCTCTTTTAATGAGTACAAGCCTTTAAACAAGTTGTTTTTTTCTTTTACGATTTGATGAACATATTGTTTATTAAATTCCTCTTTATACTTTTCATCAAAAAGTCTAATATCAAAATCCTTTAAGTCTTCTAATAATCCCGCTTCCATTAGTTCTGAAAAGCTCATTCTATCGAACAAGTTTAATTTCGAATAATACTCCACATTTTCTTCATGGGTGCGTCTTTTATTTACCGATGACTTATTGGTGATTTCCGCCATGTTGGAACTACCCTTTAAATCTGAAATTTTTAAAGGATTTTCATTTTCGTCAAATAGAGACAAAGCGTTTATGTTGCCGGGTATATCAACAAGGGAGCACTCCCGATTATACCATTTAGTGATAGTCACACCATCTTGACCAGGCACTTTTAATTCAAGGGCATCACTATACTCTATCGCCACGATATGTCCTACAGAAGCTGCATTTAAAAAGCCGTTTTCAACTTCATCAATAGTTTGTTGAGCACGCTGGTGATTCATGTTGATAATTGGTTTTCCGTATACGGCATCGCCGCTTATACGTAATTCATCCCATTTGACAATTACACCTAACCCTCTTTCATGCATGTAATAACCTATAGGATTTCTTTTGTATTCCTCGATTTGATAGCCGCTGGTTAGTAGCCTAAAACCATAACAATTAACAGAACTGTCTGTTAACCTAAATTCCTTGTCTAATTTTTTAATCTTTTCCATTTTAAATTGATTGATTTTTTAAATTTTAAAAAAATATGCTGCTGTTTTAGGACGTTTATTATAACATGTCACTTCCTTTTTATAAATTCTATTTCATTCAATGACCAATTGTAGTAAGGAAACATTGCCTTCAAATGTTTAACTTCCGGCTTTTCCTTTTTCACTTGCTTTAAGACTTCTATATTTCCATCAATTACTTCCGGTATAGTTACCATTGATAAATAAAATTTATTACTCAATTCTTTTACGATAGCATCCCATTTTAACTTTGTAAAATTGTTGTAGAAGTAATACCTGTGAATAAGTGCATAATTTCTTCTACTGTTGTGATGTGAACTGCGTCCTTTTTTACGCATGCCATCAACGCTATTTTCTTCATTGAAAAAGTTAAAAAGTTTATTTGAGCCTCTCATTATTTGCTGTTGATGTTGCTACTTGTTGCCAGTAAGCCAGAGGTGAAGAATTATCTCATCTAATTTTGCAGAAAACAAAAAAGGGGCATCTTTCTACATGCCCCTTTTCTTTCATCGAAACATAAAGGTGTCCTCTGCTGTTAGAGCTATAAAATTACCATACTTGAATTATTGTTGTTTCTTACTTAGAGTAAGCAATAACAGCATAGCAACTATTTAAATAAAAAAGCCCTGCGAGTTGCAAGGCTTTCAAGATCACAGTATCTTCTATGCGTCAACAATACTAGCTAAAGTCCTGGTAGAGATTGTGAGGTGGTCTTTTTGCCTCATCCAGGCTTGTTCCATCCGTGTACCAATTCAAAAGCTTATGGTTTATTACTAAGTTAGTCGCGCCTTTATTTTGAAAAACAAGACGGTTAACGATTGAACCCAAATCGAGACCAGTTGCAGACGTATAATAATCATCCATGTCATTTTCAGCAAAGGCAGCGATTACAGCGTCAATAAAAGCCTTTTCCTTTTCTGCCCTGGTACTCCGTGTGTAATATCTATGTTGCTCCAAAAGTTGTGCGTCTAAGCCTGAACTTATCTCCACTGTCGTGCCAGTTATTTGAAAAAAGTTTTGGGGGCGGTTAACAGTTATATTCATCCCTGGCAGTTGGAGTTTTGCAGAAGATAAAGCTGCAATAAATGCCGGGTAGCCTGTTGGCTGAACCATGATTGACATCATTTTTGACTTGTCAATGGTAATGCCCTGCATAACAGGAGCCGCGCCGCCTGTTAGCTTATCGTATATTAAACCATTCGGATCATTAAACGCCTGGTTTAATTCGCTAGTTACTAAGTTTCCTACGCCTTCGATTGCGTTATAGGCATTTACAACACTTTGCATAATTCCTATTGCATTTGTGTATTTCTTCTTTTCCGCCTGATAGGCAGGGGTGTCTGTGAAAATTAACGTGTCCATTTTATTCTGTTTTTATGAGTAAGAATTTTAAATATTGCTTTTATAGTCGTTGTACCATTCGTTCAACTCCTTTTTTCTTTCCGGGTGTCTAATACTTTGAAAGGCTATAAAGGCGTTAAGTGAATCATCAAATTTTAGGCTTTCACTTTTGGCTTTCTGCTTTTCCGTCCATTTGTATCTTTTATTCCACTTGACAATTGTCAACCTGTGAATATTTAAAAAAATAGCGGTTTCTGTTTGGGACAACCCTTCGTGCAGCATTAGAAACTCAACCCGCTTTTTAATCGCATTGGTCAGTCTTGGAGAGTTAATACCTGGTCTTATAGTAAGCATCCTTAAGGGGTGTTTAAATTCTGTTTAAAACTGGCTATTAATCATTCAGAAAAGCAACCACACCGTTCTTTTCAAACCTGACTGCTTTAAACGTTCCATCTGTTTTATACATGGCATCCATTTTTACAATTAGGTCTAACTGACCGTCTACAATTTGAAAAACATTCCCCCTAACGTGGTCAATGCTTTCATCTAGTAAGGCGTGTTTTAATATCGCTACAGAAAAGAAACTAAAGAGGTCAGATAAGTTGGAAATTTCTTGCAATTCACACCAATCATCTTCGCTGTTAAATAAAATAGTTGTTTTACGTGATTTTCCTGCTTTGTCTATAATGTCTAACTGCATTGCTGCATTGGCTGTACAATTATTAATTGTTATACTCATTAGTTATAATTTAAATGATGTGAAGAGAAAACGTTTAAGAACCCAGTTGAGAATAAACCAAAAGGCTAAAAGGAATGTGAAGTACTGTAAATGTAGCAAGCAGGATATTTAATAAGAAAAAAAGAAGCGCACATGTGTTGAATTGTACTTTCTGTTTCACATCGTACGGGTGGAAGCATTATGTCATTTATTGATTGGAGAGCCGCATTTTTAGCCAACCCATGCTTTTTGGTATTCAGTGGTCATTCTTTATAAGATGATTGAATTTAAAGGGGTTTAAATGGCGGTTTAAACGATTTTAGTTGAGACAGCCCGAAAACACTTTGTAAAGTGTCTGTCTAGTGCAATTTTCCACCGTGCAATTTGCCGATGTTATCGCCTTTTGATGCTGCAAACGGTTACACTCTTTTGTATTGCATTCGGTAAAACTTATAAACTTTTATTGTAAAATCATTCTCATAAGCAATAAGATGCAGTAATAACGGCACTTTCAGCAGTATCGAATGGTTAACGAATAAGTATAAAAGTGGAAATAACCCCCCTTGTATCGGTGCATTTGCGTACCTGAATGAGTGTAAAAACGGCAATTATTGGAGAGTAAAGAGCATGCAAAACGGAAACAGTATGAAGCTAATAAAACAAAAAAGAACCTTTATATGTTGCCTAAGTAATCTTTTTCATATCCTTTGTGATAAAAAAAGCCCACTGTAGAAACAGCAGGCTTACTTCACATTCCAACAATTCAAAAACAATTTTTATAGAAAGGTTACAAAACCAAACTTATCAATCCTTATTTTCTCAAAAGTTCCTTTCCTTCGTATATAATTCTGTCCCTCACGATATTCAATCAACTCACCTTTAATAATCTTGTAACAGTCTATTTGTAAAATAGTATTAGTTCCTACGAATTTTTTCCCGCCTATAATTATGGATGCATAAAAACCAATAGCTTCAGAAATTTCGTCTCTTCCTGTTTTGCAATACCATTTCATTTCAGTATTAAGCAAAAGAGTTGCACTCTTTATAACGCCCCCCTCTGGTTGAATTATATTGAATTCTATAGCTGTATCAGCATCACAATTTTTAAATAAAACTGTATTCGCTTTAGCCTTTCCTGCCATTAATAGTAATTTTAAGGGGTAATTATTCCCATTTTAAACACCTTTTAAATACTGTAGTACGCTACTTTTTAAAGGTTCTGGTGTTCTTCATCAGCCCTAAGTATCTTCGTTAATGATGCAGACGATAGTAGATAGCCTGGGATTAATTCTATTACAGCATTGCACAAATCCTTTCTTTTTTCCAAAAGGTCAACGTATCGAGCGAATTTCTGTAATGAATACTTTTCTTGCTCGATTGTTGGGGTAATAAACTTTATGTTAGATTTCCACTGATATTTATTAGCCCATTCACTCATAGTTTTTTCGGAAACATCAACCATTTTTGCTGCCTCTTTCTGCGAAAAGCCTTGCACTACAACAAGCCGTTTTGCAGTCTTACGCTTAGTTGTCATTTCATTTTTCTTGCACCACTTGAATTTTACAATCCAGACACCAATTATCTTTTCAGACACATTAAGCTGTGCAGCTACATCTTTCTGAGTCTTTCCGACTGTCTCAATTAACTCTTTTGCTTCCTTTTGTAGCCTCTGGCTTTCTTGCCTTGATAAACCTGTTCCCATAAGTATATTTTAGTTGAAAGCTTTTTTTAAATCTTTGTTCCTTTTGAGGCTGCTAACTAAAGCCACGGATTGATCTGCGGAAATCAATGTAGCTTTCATTAAACCGACTAATTGCCAAATTGCACCGCTCATTTGTGGAGTGTTCTGAGCTTCATAATCGATCACACTCATTATGTCACAAATTGCCTGTTGCAAATAATTTAACTCTTCAATTGGTTCTGAACACGGTATTTCGATTATTAAGGCATTTTCAGTTAGGCGTATCATTGATTTTAAATTTTGGGGTAGTAAATAAGTTTTAAATATTGTATTGTTCCTGCTTTTCTACTGGAATATTGAGTTCCTGCAAAAGGTTTTTGGTTGCGTTTTTAGCAGTTGAATTGCTTTGGTTTTTTATTATCTTCTCAAATTGAGAAACAGTTCTAACCAGGTCTGTTTGCTCCATTTTATTAAGTTCCTTTTTAACAGTTCCCGAACTTAAAAGAAACTGGTTTAGCTTATAAATGTTCATTTTTTTATCAGCATCGCTATTGCCCCAAATAATCCCGGCATCATACGCGAGTGCAAATATTTTCTTCCTCATTTTCTGACCTGGGTCATTGTCCACCAGGTACTTAATTAATTGTTGAGCTTCACCTATTGTCAGCAACTTGCTGCTTGCTGTTCGTCCTTTGCTTATGCTAAAGACTAGGTTTAATTTTTCATCTTGCAGACCTAATTGAGTAAGCATGATGTGAATTTTCTGTAGTTGTTGCTTTGTTGCGTTTGCCATGTTGTAAATATTTAAAGGTTGCTATTTCATTTTGTGAATAATTCTAAATAACTCTTCTGTTAGCGGCTCACCTTGCAATTCAGCCTTTTTTAAGGCTGGTTCTAATGCATCCCGCAATTCCCTATAATTGTCGCATTTCTCAATAAGCAGCTTCTGCAATCCAATTTCATTAGGTATATATAGTTCGAAAAATGGCTTAAAATCCCGATGCTTTACAATGGGAGATAAAGTAATTTGACCTAGCTTGAAGCGGCTGTAAAGCTGCGGGATGGCGTCCCGATTGCGCTTCTTTAGGTTTAGTAGCTTAGTTAATAGTTGCTCTGTCCCGATTAGCACAATGCTGCAATAATCTTTCAAAGCATCATATAAAGCTTTTAGCATCTTTAGCACTGCAATCTCTATGTTTTCACCTTCATCAAAAATTATAATAGGCTTGCCACCCATCATGTTAATTTCAATCAGCTTCTTAACGATTGCATCAAGACGAACCTTGAAACTGTATGCCGCTACTCTTCCATTTAAAACACCATAATCAACACCAACTATTTCAGTCAATTCATTAATAATGTCCGGCAACTTGTATAAAGAACTAACGGTTATCCTATACGTAAACTCACTATATTTCTTACAAAACTTATCTATACTGTAGCTTTTTGTATAGCCTGTTGCACCTATTATCATTGCCGTTTTACCTTCCGTTTTGGCATCTTCCAGGGCATTAAACATTTCCTTAAACTGAATAACAGGTATTGTTTTCCAGGATGTGCTTTTGGTGGTTGTTTGCATATATTTGCTTTTGAATTTTAAGAAGTTTTGTTTGTAAAGTCAAAGTGTTGGTAGCACTTTGACTTTTTATTGTCAGTTACTCTTTATCCCAATCAATATTAAAGTCGGTTTGCGCATCTAAATAGGCCAGACGTTTAGCATCAAAATCACTTTCCGGTTGTTGGCTTAAATAATGATGTTCAACATTGTTCTTTAAATCTTTATTCATGTATGCAGCCAACATAACGGCCTCTGGGTCGTAGCCGCTCTCCTTTACTAATAATCTTCTATTTGCCGATTTACCTACAACATTGTTAACCTGTTCTTTTTTCTCATTTAAAATAATATTCAGCATTTGCCTGCTACTTGCAAAGCTGTCTTTTAATGCACGAGGCTGTAGAATTGCGCTTTTTGCAATGAAACGAATGCTGTTTTCGTCAGAAATTAGAACTCTACTCATATCATAAGGGTCGTAGAAAACATTCACCTTATGGCCTATTAAAGGCATCATATCAATGTAATTAGGTAGGTCGTAGCTGTATTGAACACCGTTAATTTGCGGTTCAATACCCCTGTTAGTTATAGTTATCTGCCTGCCTTGTGGCTGATGTTTTATGCCAAACAGCATTAAAAATTGAATATCGTTAATAGGTCTTTTTTCTTTTTCGCTTAGTGTATTCCATTTTTCTAACCATTGCTGTTCCTTACTAGGTGCATTTAAATCGTTCTTTGATATGTCTGGCATCTTCCTAAGCCTATGGAAAAAGTTCTCAATTTGCAATTCCGCTTCATTACCGATAAGTGGACGAAACTTTTCATTGAGGTTCAATGCTTCAAGGTTTACCCCTGGATTAACAGCAGTAACATTATTACCATTGTAATTATTAGCACCTAACTTTTGACATCTTTTAAAATGTGGAGAGCCGAAAAGCTGTTCAATATATCCACGATGTTTGTTGCCTATTGCGGGTGGAGCAAAGTCCGCTATTCTTTGAAAAAATGGGAATAAGGTAGCAGACTGCCAATGATCTGCTTTTACTTCAAACGGTAAATGCCAACTACCTGTAAGACTTCTTACATAGTACATGGCATCTATATAAGCAAGTCGAACCATGT